CTGAAAGCTTACAAGAATTGCGTGTAACAGGTGGTGAACCACTTATGAGTGGTAACACATGGAAGTTGCTCGATTGGTTTCAAGGTCAAGAAACAGATATGCAATTTGCTATCAACTCAAACCTTATTGCAAAAGATGACATCATTACGAAGCTCGTAGATAAGACTAAGAACATTAAAAACTTTCATCTCTATACAAGTGCTGAATGTTATGGCAAACAACAAGAGTATGTGAGAGATGGTTTTGTTTGGGAAACCTGGATGAAGAACCTGAACCGGTTATTAGATGAAGGTAATTGTCAAGGTGTGCACGTAATGATGACTATCAATAGTCTATGTCTCTTTAGCATCACACAGTTTATGGATGAGATGTATAAAATCAAAGAAAAGAATATGTCTAAATCACCGAGCTTGAGTTTGAATGTCTTGCGTTTTCCGAGCTTTCAATCACCGCTTGCACTACCAAATCACATTAAAGATTATCTACACAGAATCATATCTAATTGGTGGAAACTCAAGAAGGTACAACCATACTGGCATGCATTTGAGAAAGCAAGTATTGAAAGATTGATTGACTATCTTGTAACTGTAGATGCACCACACCGTAGAACAAGTAATCCAATCACATTGTACAGAGATTTTAAAACTTTTTACAAGCAATACGATGAGAGACGTGGTAAAAATATCAATGAAGTATTTCCACCAATCCTTACAGAATGGATGGAGTCTATTCCAGACACAGATCGAGAAGTGCAAGAGCTTGCTGAAAAAGAAGGTTGGATTATAAATCCGCCTAAAACTAATATAGAGGATCCAACTGGTACATATGACTAACGACTACGATTTTTGTTTATGGGCTAATGAAGATGCCGCTGGCTTTAGGTATGCTTTTGTACAAGGTACTATGTTCAAAGTAGAAGAGTTTAATGATCTTATGCCACGCATGCATTACTTTGCTCATATCGATGTGTGGGATCTCAGCAAAATAGAAAAAATACCAGAGAAACCACTACAGTATTTGCGCGAACAAAAGATGAAACTCATAATATTTTATCCATTCGAAGCGTATCGGACGAATGTCGGTGATTGGTATGATAAAATACGCATGGTATTGCATAAACAAAAAATTTCAGAAACAAATGTAATTTTAGTATATGGTGATTTAGATGTAAAGAAATACAAATCTCATGCGATAAAAATCTTACCATTTGCCTGTTTTGAAAAAACCGCTTACGATGACTATCACCGAGCACAAGCATTATATGATTGGGAACCCTTACAAAAACCAACTGTAGATTTCTTTAAAAAAGATAAAGTTTTTCTTTTTAAGAATGCTGTAATTACTAGAAATCATCGTCAAGCCTTTTATCTGAGATTGAACGAACTTGGCCTGATAGAAAAATCTATGATGAGTTGGTTGGATAGATATAATGGTATTCCAGATCTGAGTATGCATGCAGTATCTCACATAATGATGCATGACTTTAGATTGAAATATTCAGAAGATGAATGTAAGTTGCTTAAGAAAAAAGTAGTTTTAGATTTTGAAGAGTTACCTGGCAGAAAGCAAGCATTTCTTACTAATGATACGTACACAAATACCTGGTATAGTCTTGTTATGGAAACTCTTTTTGAAAAAGATGTAAACTTTGTAACTGAAAAAACATATCAACCAATCATAAATTATCATCCATTCTTGATTGCAAGTACTCCTTATGCACTCAGAAATTTACGCAATGATGGATATGAAACTTTTCCAGAAATTTTTGATGAATCTTATGATGAAGAAACTAATACCGCTAAGCGGTTTCATATGCTCATCAAAGAAGTGCAGAAATCATGTACACCTGGATTTGAAGAAAAATTCAAGCAACCATCGGTGCGTGAAAAACTATTGCACAATAGAAAAAACTTTTTTGAGAGAAAAGGATTGCCGCATTCAATACGATTACTCGCTTCTCTTTCCGCCCTTGCGAAGGTCTAATTCATCAGTAATCTGCTTGACCTGATCATCTGTTAAAACACGAGCATACTGCTTGGCAATAACTTCTGAAACTTTGTAGTACTCAGCAATCTTCGCGATTGCTTCTTCTTTAGGTGCTTTAGCCCATTTAGCAAAGTATGCACGCTTTGGAAGCATATGAAAGTAAAAGTCGTGTTGTTCACGATCACTAAGTTCTGAGTATTTGTTCATCTCATTGGCAAAGATGGCGGTGTCTTTACGCATACTCAAGGCAGTGTTGATAATCCACTGGTTGTAACCTTCAAATGAATCAGGATATTTTTTGCTGCCAATATTCTTGATGAAATCAAATGGCGATGCAGTCTTTGGTTTTTCGATTACTTCTTCCATATCTGGAATTATATCACCGAACAGATCAATTTTTACCAATGTCTTAATACTCCTGCAATAATAAAGAAACACGTCAACCAGTTTACTAACTGCAATACCATTCTCATGTATAGACCAATTCTTGCTTGACGCATTGTAAGAACTGGAACTTTAGGTTCATCATCATCAGTGCGGCCAATGTAATAATCAAGAGCACGTGCAACTATCTTTTCCCATATTCGGTAATCAATCATTTCCTGTACTTGTCCCAAAACAATTTAATGTTACCAATCCATGAGTTTCTTTCTGCATATGTGCAGCGAATAAAATAGAGCGGCGTACCTGGTAACATCCAAGCTGGCATAGTGAAACCACCTTCATAGTGATATGCAATATAAGGTATACGATACTTGCGATAACCTGTAACCAAACCAAATGATACATTACCAATTACAATACCTTTGAACTTTGACATTCTATAGAAGCTGTTGAAGTACCAGCCTTGTTCACGCCATTTTGACCTGACAATATTGCAAGGATGTAGTTCATTGTAATTGCCAGGTGGTTCGTGTTTCGATACAAAAAAGTTATACTTACTTACCTTTAAATTTGACATTCTTCATACACTCAACAATAAATGCAGCAAGATTGATTTCTTGGTTTGCAGCAAAGGCTGCGCGATGTTGGTATTCACCAATAATAAGAATAAGACTTGGAATAGAACCTGGATCTACATATTCGCTGATGCCGTCATACAATTCAGCGAACAGACTATCAGGATCGGGATTATCTGCAATCCACTGTCTACAAGATTTGAAGTCACTTGCACGGATAAAGTCGATTAAGTTGCGTACTTTAGATGTATTTACAACTGAGATGATACCTGAATCGATATTACCTGAGATCTGTGCATACCGTTGTAACTCATTGATGGTACGGCGATTATCCGGGAAGAAGTGTTTGACAACTTCAAGTACCGCTTCTTTGGCATATGATACATTTTCAGCATCGAGAATATTGATACACCGCTTAGCAACTTGACCAGCAATAGAAGCAAAGTCATTCTTACCTACAGAGAAGTCAATAACACTACAACGAGAGTGTAGTGGCTGAATGATTTTATGTTTGTAATTACATGTGAGAATAAAGCGTGCATTTGAACTAAACTCTTCAATGAAATTACGAAGAGCTGGTTGAACTGCAAGACCAAGGTAATCAGCTTCATCAATAATGACAACTTTTGGTTTATCAGAAGTACTTACAGTTGATACAAACTTTTTGATTTTATCACGCAATACATCAATAGAACGGCCTTCATCTGAACCATTAATGATGATATAGTCACAACCAAGTTCTTCGCATAGAGCACGAGCTACGGTAGTTTTACCAGTACCCGCAGAACCTGAGAGAAGAAGGTTGATGAGTTCACCTTTATCTCTGAGAGTTGTAAATACATTTTTAAGTGATTCAGGTAGGATGCATTCATCAATGCTTTTAGGACGATACTTTTCAACCCAAAGAAAATTATCCACGTTTATCTCCGATCTTGTGACGACGATTATAGTATTTTATACCATCTTGGACACGTTTTGATTTATTTTCTGGATGATATATTTCATCCCATTTACGATGTCCATTTTCTCGTGCCCATTGACCAAGAGTACCCTTATGTTTATTGCTCATTTTAATTCCTTGCTATGTTTCTTAATGTATCCAATAGATTTGCCGGTTTCTGCGGCGCATGCTGTAAGACTATCGTATACTTTACCTTCAAACTCTACAGCAATAGAGTTACCATACGCACCTGGCTTGCCAAGTGGTTTAAAAGCTTTATTCCATTTCTTATCCCAATCTTTCGACATTGACTGTGAGCTCATCATCTTCTAATTGTAATATTCCATCGCTTTCATCTACTATTTCAGAGAGATAGATTCTTGCTTTCTCTAGGAATTGATTGTAATTTGAACCAATTTTTTCATAGTCTTTCTTTACAATCACTGGTGTTTGAGACCATTTTCCTGGTGGCAACAGATCTTTCCTCTTAATAGTTCGTACTGTTTGATTATACTGTTCAAAGTTGTCTTTTTTCTCGTAATCTTCTAAGTACACAATTGAGAAATATGGTGTAGTTTTCATAAGATGTACGAGTGATACAATGTTTCTTCTCATTAGATCTCTGAGAGAAAAAGTATTGTAGAAGACTTTCTTGATGTCATCAGGCTGTTCAAAGAAGTGAAAGTTATCTATAGCAGCAGCATACATATATGAAGCAATCGATTTATATACGTCTTTTCTCAATACATATACAAAATGATTGTTGTGTATAATGTCTTGCATCCATTCAGGATCCACGTGATGTACAGTCCAATAATCGAAACCAAAGAACTTTTGTGATACAGCGCCATGTGGGTACTGTTTCATAAATTCAATACGTTCTTTTATCAATGGGTAATATTCATCACCTGGCTCAGTGTTGTGTCCAAAACCTTGGTAAGACATACCCAAGCTGATGTCAATATCGTCTGGTGATGTAGTAAAGACAGGTACATCGGATTTTTTGTAAGAATAGATTGGTAATATTCTGTATGACTCATCTACAAATCCAGGAAAACTATCCGGATTGTCAATGACTTGTTGACGCCAATGATTTAGGTGAATGAACGTGGTACCTGATCTCGGTATACCACTAAATATTTTAGGTAACTCTGACACACTCAATACCACACTTTTCCAGAAAGCCTAAGCCTGAACAATCACGGTATGTATCACTGTATACTACACGAACCACACCAGCTTGGTGAATCATTTTCGCACAGTCATAGCAAGGAGATAGTGTAACGTACAACGTCGATCCATCCGAGCTTGATGTGGTTCGTGCTACTTTTGCAATTGCGTTTGATTCCGCATGCAAAACTTCTCGCTTAGTGACTAGGCTATCACCATCGGCTTCTTCACAGGAATTATCCCAACCGCGTGGTGTACCATTGTAGCCATAAGCTAATATGTTATCGTCTTTGACAAGCAATGCTCCGACTTTATTTCGTCGGCTATAAGATGATTTGCCAATACGGTTGGCAACATCCATATACATTTTATCCCGCTTTTGGCTCATCGTCTAATAACTCTAATGTTTGCATAGGTACTAACATATGCATTTTATAATTTTCGGCTTTTGGATCGTCTTTCAAGAATTCCGCATACATCGACAATGCCGCTATGGCATCTTCAACAGTGACTTCAAGAATTTTACGGTGTATTTCACGTCCCGAACCAAGGTACTTTTCGCAAGCCAGGTGAGCATCTAAAATCGCTTCTTCTAATGTTTCGCGATCATCTGACTCAAGCATTATAAGTTCCCTGTGGTTGAAGTGCTACAAAGTAGCTTACACCACCAGCACCTTCAAATCCTGCAAGACCTTTGGCACAAATGGAAATATCGTAATCATCGATAAGGAACTTCAGTTTATCCACAGAGATACTGAGACTATACTTGGCAGTGCTTTCTTCTTTCTGTTCAATGGTAAATTTGTTTGATGTTGGTACAGATTTATCGTGAACTACAACACCTTCTTCAGAGAACGTGATGTCTTGAGCATTATTGATTGTTGCTGCTTTTACAAGTCGTTGAAGATTTTCTTTTGACAAAGTTTTATTTACTTCAACAGATGGTAGTGTAACACCATTATCAGGTGCTGAGGTGATGATTGCTTTATCAGCATAGTAATACTTTTGTGAAGCACCATCATCGCTGATGATTACAGAGTCATCACCAAATTCAAATTCAGGGTCTTCAAACAAAGATACAACACCAAGGAATTCATTCAAATCATAGATGGCGAATTCTTTTTCGAATGTTTCATCGAGTTCAGTCTTTGCATAGATATCTTTAACGTTTGAAATAGTATCAATCGTACTACCAGGCTTTACAAGAATAGACTGGTTAATGGTTGAAAAGTTTTTAAGTACTGCGAGTGTACGTTTAGAAAGTTTCATAATTTATCTCCTTACTTAGCAAGCAAAATGATGATAGAGTCATTGAACCTTGCATTAGGATTATACTCTTTTGTTGTCAGATTATTGAATTCTTTTTCAAATTGCTTTGGTGTTTTCTTCAAGGCAATAGGCAAGAATTCTTCGGGTTTACGTAGTGTTTTACCACGACTACGATTTACGTGTTGCAAACCTTGGCCTTTGACTTCGAATCCATCGGGCCTGTCAGTTTGATATTCTTCAATACGTTTGTTCTTTGTGTTGAAGAGAATTACTCGTGAAGCACCAACAATTAAGAGTGGATTAACAGATGCTACTTTGAATTCATTATTGTCTTTCATAAACTTGAGCTTAGCAACTTGTTTATCTGCTGCTTGTGGTTTCTTGACTCGTGTTTTACGAGTTGCTTTACTTGCAGACTTGACTCGTTCACAATCAGCAAGTGCATCAGACAATACTTTATGCTGTCTTTTCAGTTCAGTCTTTTTCAAATGACTGAAAAACTCTACAGCATCTTCATCTTTCTTAGTAATAGCATCATCATACTCTTGTACACGTGGTTCGAGCCATTCAGAAATAATATTAACTGTATTGGCCTTGATACCATGAACTTGACACCGTTCAAAGAGATTGAATTCTGCTTTTTCACCATTCATCCATGCTTCTTCTATTTCTTCTAGTTCACGAATGATTGTGCCGTATACTTTATTACGTACACGATCGATAGGAGATGGTGCATTTACAATAACAACCTCATCAACTTTTATTGCTTTGGCATGGTCAACCAAGCGGTTTACTTCTTTTGTTACCCACTCTTGACCACTTTCACTGAACTTACCAGAGAATTCCCATACTCTACAGTATGTACCAAGACCACCACAGATCAAGCTTTCTGGTAGATTACTAAAGTGTTTGAAATCTTTTTTGTGATTTAGTTTGACGTATGCTTTGGCTGCTTTAGCACGCTCTTGTCTTGTACCTACACAAGCATACATATTGACTGCACGTTTGAATTCATTATCAAACTCTTCATCAGTCATATTGTCACTGAATAGTGGTAGCCCACCATAGTGTTTCATATCGTCATTGAGACGACCAGCTATTCGCTGGATTTTTGATTTACGCTTTTTGCCACGCATTGCTGTAAGTGCCATAATATCTCCATTGCTATAGGAGAGTTATACTTACTTCTTATTTTCTTTTTCGTGAAATGCGATAAGCCATTTAATGTCATTCTTGACTTCGGCCATATCTTCTTCGATGTGTTTGAGGTGGTTTGATTCTATAAGGTATACGCGGTAAGCAATGAAGCCGATAAATGCAACCATCGCTGAAATAAAAATTGATTCGTAAAATCCGACTTCCATAGTTCTCTCTTTTTTTTCTAAGTCTCAATAATGTAATACTGTGGTGTCGGTTGTTTTACTAGCAGTAACCAACTGAAAAAGGCAGGTTTACCCTGCTCTTATTATTGTATTATTTAATCTCTCGTTTTGTCTTACCAAAAGCCTCAACGAAAGATTTTGCAACTCTTTTTCCAGAAATGTAAGCCATAGTTTGATTGTATATGCGGTCAGGTGAAGCCATGTATTCGCGTCTTCCCATCTTAGTGATTGCTTTCGAGACATTGCGTCTCTCACCTTTAGATGTGTATGAATTACCGTTGCTTCTTTTACCTTTAGCCATGCTCTATTTAATTTTTAAGAGCGGTACGATGTACTTTCCACCCCAATCTTGTTCGCCAAAGATTGCATCCTGAGGCTTGTGGTGATGGTGACTGTGTAGTCCTTCACCTAGCATTAATAGATTCACCACAGGGTGTAACTCGGTTGGTTTTCCCTTTTTCCCTGAATGACCCCAATAATTTTGCACATTAAATGCAAAAAAGCCGTGAAAATAACCAAATCCAAGCCAAACAAGCAGCCACGGTGACACCAAACAGTGAATAAATGCTGATAGAATATACAGTTT